ATGGTTGGCTTCTACGTCCTGATCTGTATAATTCAGCTTAGGGGTTTTATTGAATGCAGATTTGGAGGCAACGAAAAAACGGCCATTGGAAGGATGATGGCCGAAGACGATTGAAGGGGCGCCGTCATATTTGACTGATACTTTAGTCTTATTGTCCTTACCAAGAAGCCTTTTATGCACATCATCCATGATATTAGCAGCGTGTTTGACGCCATCGTTGCCATGGTGAATAACGAAATCCTCTAGGTGGGTCAGGTGCTTGAGCTTCTGACCTTCTGGTTCTGGATTAGCTTCTTCTAGGAGGAATCGAGTAAATGTTTTCATGTATCATCCGCGCCATCGTATTTGACTGATATCTTATTTATTACCATAGAATCTAGCTGATGATGGATATGGCTAGCATTGAACTCTATATGAGGAAATACTTCTGATAATTCTAAGAAATCATCAATATTGTTTTCAGAATCATCGTACATATGGACTGATTTAAAGATGTTGTCAAGAATCATCTCTTTAATTAATTTTGCTTTCTTATAACCAGCGCCACGACCCATGGTGTGGCCGAGCATGTGCACCTTACAGGTTATGCCGAACACTCCCAAAAAAGCATGGAAAAGAGGCATGTTATTCATTTTAGCACGTGCAGTCAATATGATTGAGTTAGGTGATTCAACCAGAGCGTCAATCATTTGCCATACTGGTCTAGCGTGTTTAATAAATGAATCTGTATCAGAAAACTCTGAGAAATCATATACGCAATCTGGATTCAGGTTATGGTGTTCGATATATTCAAGGCCAGAAAGAGACAGCGGTGGATCTAAATTAGCATAGATTTTTGCCGGGGATGTAGGATATGTGAACAGAGTTTCATCCATATCGAAAATATGTAATTCATTCATGTTGTTATACCTTTACCAAGGATCGCCGGACAATTTAAGAGATGAAGCCATTTTTTCTGATTCAAACTTAAAACGTATTTTCATAATTCGTTTGTCGCCAGCTTTTACACCTATAGTTTCATTACCAATTTTTTCAAGTTTAATTTTTGATTTATTTAATGCATTTAATTTTTCATTATCAGTAGGATCCATTGCAACAGCTGTATATGGTTCTGAATTTCCTTGTCCAGTTACTTTAATATATGGAGGAAAAATTTGTTTAGCGTCCATCCAATCTTCAAGAAGATAGTTTACTAAATCAGAATTGTTAAAAGATGATAGTTTTTTTATAAGTTTATCTCGCATTGAACTCATCATTTTATTTGCGATATCTTCAGTTATCTTCTTTATTCCTGAATTGTCTCTAATGTATTTTTTGCGCTGATCAGTGTTTTCTGGCAAATCAAGGGTTGAAATTGTTTTATTCAATATCGTTTTATATTCTGCAGCAAAATTAGTGTTTAAATTTTTATCTAAAGTTCCTACACCGGGATTTTTAAACCCAATATCGCCTTTAGTTTTTGTTGCCTTAGCCGATAATCCAAGAAATCCATCATGCGGCCCTGATGAAAATTTAACTAAAATATCAGTGGGATTTTTTCTTTGATCAACATCTTTACCTACAGCAGCTGACATAGACCCTGGTCTTGCAGTCCACCATACTTTTTGTATTTGACCTGAATAACCGCTAGCTTTTGCCCATTTTAGAAATTCTGCGGCCATTACTTTAGCTTTTCCTATGGCTCCTTCAATTTCTTCTGGTTTTGCTTGTTTAACACGATCATCAAATTGCTTTTTAGCTTGAGCATCATACCAAACCTGGCCTGCTAAAAAGAAACCAGTTTGAATTTCATTAATATCTGATAAAATTGTATTTTGCGACATGTCTGGCCTATTTTTTATTATTTATAAAATAGAAAAAGGGCTCCGAAGAGCCCTTTTCATAAAATACTAGACTGGGTCGGGTGGAACCCCACCATGATTCCCGACTATTCCCGTGCTTGTTATAGCTCTGTGCCGCTGGAGATGCATCTCCAACCAGTCTTCAGTGGATCTATTTATGCTTAATGATAATTCTAGAAAGGAAAAAAGTAGGTACCCACGATCCAAAACCAGTACCCTTCTTAACTTTAGCTTGTTTAACCTTAGCCATTTTGTACTCCTTATGCAAAACCGCGGAATTTTCCCTTATCAAACTTACCACTCTTCTTTCGTTCACGATCTTCTGTTCCGAATTGTGTATTCTCCATTACAGGCGGTGAGTCATCCATAAGACCATCTTGAGCATTTTCCTCGCAATCGTACATCTTCATCCTCGAACGATCAATCCCAACAACAAACCTACGGTAAACGTCAAGAGGGCCGTAGCGGTTTTTGAGTTGCTTAACCAGAATTTGATGTCGTGCTTCCAACTCTTCGGTCGAGATGAGTGCAAACATAAGATCAACTGTGGCTGGGAGTCCAAAGGATTCTGATGTATTTTCCATTCCAGGGTCGCTGCTCGTAAATCCTTCTCGATTTGTTTGAGTCGCAGAGACGATAGGTACATCGTACTCCACGGCAAGTCCTCGAATTTCTTCTGCAATGTTTTTGATATAGGTATAAGAATTGACGTTGGCTCCATACTTAACCCTCGAGGATGCACAGATATTCAAGTAATCGATGTAGATGATATCAGGGACAAACTTCTTTTTAACCCTGAGTTCTTCAAGCAGATGTCTGAAGTTATTGACGTTAGCAGTTGATGTAGGATATTCCTTAATAATCAACTTGCCAGCGGTTTTGCCTTTGGCTCTTCCGATCTTGGTAGTAAAGGCATCCTTAGAAAGCTCATGCAGTTCGTCAATAGTAACATCTAGGATGTTAGCATCGATACGTTCTGCAATTCGCTCTTCGGCCATTTCGTTCGTGATGTACAGGACGTTCTTTCCTGTCATCAGGTTATGTGCCGCCATGTGACACATAACCATGGTTTTACCAACACCTGTACCGGCCAGGATTACCGTAAGCGTCTTTCTAGAAATACCACCTTTGGTAATCTTGTTAAAGAGGTCGATATCGAACTCTAACTTCGATTCCTTCATATGATAGTATTCATAGCGCTCGGCAAAGTTCTCCATGAAATCATGGCCAACCCGAGTATCGAATGTCACAGCCAACGCTTGTTGAAGCAGGGCTGGGATCATTCCCTTGCCTAGCTTGGTATCCTTGTCGTCTAGGATATCAACCGACTTTCTCAAAGCAATCTGAATTGCACGCTCCTGACAGAACTTCTCAGAACTGTCAATCAGCCACTTTTCATCAGTGCTTGAGTCAACTTCGAACCCACCGACCGTAGCCATACATTCATCGAATGTCTGCTGCGGCAGATTGTCCTTATTTGACAACTCAATAGCAATAGCCTCCTTAGAAGGAAAAGAGGTATACTTTTGAATGTAGTCGTATATGACGTTGAAGATTGCCTTATCTGCTTGTTCTTTAAAGTATTCTTCTTTGAGAAACGGAATAACCTTCCTAGCGAATCCGTCATTAAGAGTCAGATTCGACAACAAAAGCTTTTCAAATGACATTAGGTACTTTCTATTTTAACGAAACACTTAGAACGATATTAGTCGGCTTCCTTCATAATAGCGCCGTGTGCAAGGGTGTACTTGTTCTTAACCCATGACTTAAAGTCTGTTTCTTCCATGATCGCATTCCAAAAATCAGAGTCAATTTCTAGCTCAGATTCCTTGCACTCCTTACCGACAACTTCACCGTCAGAGTTGATACGAGCGTAATAACCCTTCTTAGTAGAACCGATAAATCCTCCTTCTACAGCCATATCAAAGAGACCTGACCATTTGTTGATACCGTTCTCATACGTAACGTTGATCGGAATCTTACTCTTTTCCTTTACGTACCGTGACTTTTCGATATTGATTACGAAGTTGTAACCATTGATTTCCTTTGAACCGGAGTCCTTGTCCTGCTGACGACCGACGATCCAGATGTTATCTGCACCATAGTAAGCACCGGTACCACCCGATACGATATCACGTGGGAACAAAGACATTTCCTTGTATGTATGGTTAACCACGAACATAGGAATATTCTTCATTGTAAGCTTCGGCACAACAATTCTGAACAACGACTTCAGAGTCTTAGCGCGTGTGAAGTCAGCCTTAGACGATCCTTCAAGCGCATCATCGATTTCCTTACGTGAAGCCAGGTTACCAATAGAGTCAACGATGATCATGACTTGATCAGTACGTTCGATGCCTTCTAGCTGAACTGACAAGTCATGGCGTAGTTCCTCAACATCAGTGATAGGAGTATGGACAACTGACTCGCCTGGAATTCCGAACGAGTTGAAGTACGACTCAGGTGTTCCGAACTCAGAGTCATAGAACAAAATGGTTCCGTTCGGATACTTCTTCAGGAATGCTGAACACGCAACCAGCGAAAATCCAGTCTTAAAATGCTTTGAAGGCCCTGCAACCATGGTTAGACCGGTAGAGATACCACCATCTACATCGCCTGAAAGTGCGATGTTAATACCAGGGATTGAGGTTGGGATAAATTCCTTGTCCTTAAAGAACATGGAATCTGAAAGTACTGACGTCTGTGCAATCGTGCTATTCTTAAGCAACTTGTCACGTAGACTCGACTTAACTACTGTGGTCGACTTAGCCATTGTATTCTCCGTATATTATTGTATGATTTGTATAATCTGTATTAACTAAAAAATGACTCTAATGATGCTTTATTATCCATTGACCATCCGATTGTCGATACGATATTCTTGATAGGATCAAGGAACGTACGTTCAAACTGAAGGTCTCTGTCGATATATTTATCGAGGTCAAATTCAGCTGGCAGAAATTCTGGAACAGAAATTACTGTTTCACGTAGTGGGTTTGGCAACTTAAGATAAGCGTACTTGATCTTATCACCATCTTGAATGGGTTTTACATTGCTCATGCCATGATCTTGAATTAGCTTATTGAAGATCAATGCACCCTTAACGTGGATAGGAGCTCCCTTCTTATACAAAGTGGTTTTATCCGAGTACTTCTTAAGATTGTTCATTCCTCGAGGTGAGGCGATTTCATCAAATCTAAGCGTGTCAAACTTTTCTCTAAATGTATCGACGAAATCCAACAACTTAGACTTATCATTATCAAGAACAATCTTAAGTGCATCCTTGATGGTTTCTCTACACACATAAGGAGTAGACGACCGAACCGCTTCGATACCTTGAACCTTTAGAAGCGGCTTCTCGTATTCAACACCCTCAACGTCCAGCGCGTTAAGAATGTACATTTTCTTAGCTTTCCAGATACCGTTCGAAGCAATTGTTTCACGCTTCATACGCATCTTCTGCTTGTAGCAAGACATGTAGTCTGCTAGTTCCTGATAAGCCTCGGCCATGAACGGTGTAATGTGCTCATTGCTGAACTTATCAATCTCACGCTTGATTTCGATCTTGCTCATTCCAGCAAACCGTTGAGCATTTAAGTCAACGAATGCTTTCATGTTTACGTACAATGAGTCAGTATCAGAAGCAATCACATAATCAACATCTACCGTATTGAACTTCTCATTTAGGAACACATTCATTTTGTATTCGATCCAACGAATAGCTAGCTGGCCAGAAACCGTGATTGCTTCAGCAAGAAGGAATGCGAACCAACGATAATAGACGTTAGCTAAAGCGCCGTAAGCTGCATTGAGCTGAATCTTCTTAGCTTTCTGCAGATTGTTATGCTTAGAATATAGATTGAGATCTACATCTAACTTAGAAATCTCATAACGCTTTTTATCTTCAATCGATAGAGCCTTATACTTAGAACGGTCGGCGTACATGCGTTCCATTAGCCTAGGGAGAAATCCCTGGTATTCCTTTGAGAATAGAACGCCGTTAGCTGCTACAGTGTATCCTTCTGGAATATCCAGCGGAATTCCATTCTTCATATTCTCCAACAGTTTATCAACTGAAGGGAAGTTAGGCAACTGTTGACCGATAGTATCAGGTGAAATGTTGTACTGAATTTCTAGATGCGGATAAAGGCTATCCAGGTCATATGATACAACCCACTCGTGCATACCGATCTGAGGATCTTTAACGTGGCCACCGGCCAACGTTTCGGTCATGTAGTTTTCCTTTACAGGAGGAACTACTACCTTATCAGCCATAAGCTCGTTATGAATGATCGTATCCCAGCTTCTAACTGTAGTTAGAGTATCTGTGTAGTTGATTTTTGCGTCATAGGCCAGGGCCAAAACCTGGTCAATCAAACCAAGTTTCTGGTCTAGACGCGAAACCAACACACAGTCATGAATGTTATACTCAATAAACTTCTGGAAGTTCTGCTTGTACAGATTATGGAGCGAACCATATTCTTCATAGCTGATTTTCTTTTCACCAAGCTCTACGAAAGCGATGTAATCGAGCTTATAACTCTCATGATTAGTGAACGAAAACTTCTTATGTAGCGCCATGTAATCTAGGATAGCGATGCCATACAGATTATATACAACTCCACCGAAGTTGAGCTCACGTGCTTCAACCATCTTCCATGGGGAAAGTCTCTTGACGTGATCAGAGCCCATTAACCGGTTAATACGGTTGAATAGATACGGTATGTCGAAATGCTCGATATACCATCCGGTAACAATGTCCGGCGACCACTGAGGGGACGACCACGTCTGCAGAAACTTCTCTATAAGATCGGCTTCGTCTTTACACTTAATGTAAAACGTGTTAGGATCATCGGTTACGAAATCACCATAACTGAACACAGCATTACGATTCTTCTTACGAAGAGTAATGGCCGTGATCATCTTATCTGCTTTCACTGGGTCAGGGAATCCGTCGTCGGATTCAACCTCGATATCTAGAGTGATTACATTGATCTTCGACCGGTCATGATCTAGTTGACCTGGATAATTATCGTTGATGTAATTGTAACCAAAATTAGTAGAACCGTACACAGGAAAATTGTGCACATCCTTATATCGTTCTACGAAATCTCTTGCATCACGAACAGAGTCAAAATCTATACGACCTACTGGTTGGCCTTTGATAGTCTTGTATTCGCCTTCCTTATCAGGGACAAACAAATACGGCTTATACTTGACGATATCTTGAACACGTTGGCCGTGTTTGTCGATGCCGCGAAGATAAACCTTAGACCCTCTTAAGAAGAAGTTGGTGTAAAACAAATTGGGTACCCACTCGCATTAAATTCTGAACATGTA